TCCGTGGTTTAATAAGGTTTCACAGTAGTTAATTGCCTGCTTTAATGCGTCATTATCTAATGCAATAAAAACCTGTTTAACATTAGAAGATACGATCTTCTTCATAAGCTTTTCAGGTAAAATCTTTCCTAATAAGGGAATTGCATTGCGTTTGATTGCCATTGCATCAAAAGTACCTTCGCATAGTACGATTGGACTATCCCAGTTAATAGTTAGTTCAAACGGAACGATATTCTTAGATGCTTGAGGATTTTTATATTTTATATCACCGGGACCGAAGTTACGTCCTACAAAGTAATTTAAAGTGCTATTCTCATCATAACTTGGAATGATAATCATATCCTTGTATCGACCTGATTCACAGTACCCTAAATTGTATCTTTTAATATCTGTTGAGTTGATTCCTCTTTCTTTTAAGTAACGTAATGCCTGACGTACAGTAACTTCTGAAGTATTAGCATCATGTAGAGGTTTATATTCTTTAGGTAAGGCTAGAGCTTCTACTTTAACTCCATGCTCTTCTTGGTAGGAGATCTTAACGTAGTTCTTAAGCTCTTGAACTTTATGGTCCGGGGCAGATACTGCTTTAAATAGACTAACTAACTTTTTACCCTTCTTATTACAAACCCAGCAGTGCCAATGGTGAATACCTTCCTCATTCTCTTTGAAGTTAATCTCTAATTTAGGTTTGTAGTGATTACAGAAAGGACACGTATAGGAGTAATTATCTCCAGACGTTGGCTTACCTGCCCCGATTACACTATTTACTAGACTTACTAGTAGATGATTTACCATTAATCAAATATACGATTTTAATCGGATAAGTGCAAGTCTTTTCGGAAAATTCTGGACATAATGTTGTCGTTGTATGAATTTGTTTCAAGTACATCATATTTGCATTGATAAGCAATTTCATAATAAGTTAATTGTTTTTTAGAGAAACACAACTTTAAAATTTCTCTTTTAAACTTATCTTCTCCAATCTCCTTTACTTCTGCAAGTAACGGCTTACAAGAACCCCAATACTCTCTCCAGTTAGATTCTTTGCTTACTTTTTTCTTAGTAGGCTTTCTTCCGGGACCGGACTGTTCAGAAATCTCTTTCTTGGTGAGTTTCTTAGTGATTGTGTTAGTAAATATCTTTCTACCAATGTAAAACTTACCAGTCTCAATATTTGTTATCATGTAAACAAATCCGACTGCTTTTTCAGTAAATTGATATTCTTCTGTAACTTCTTTATTTTCGTAAAACCAATTGGGCATATTTTTATCTATCGATGTTAATTATTATATTTGTATCTGTTACGTTATTTAATGGGAGTGGTTTTGCTAATTTAGCAACTGCAATTAAGTCTTGAGCTTCGTTGTATAATCCAACTGTTGTAACGTAGGGATTAAAGTAAGATCCTGTTGCGAAATCATAAATTGTTCCGTCTGTAGATGATGAAATAATAGAGGGGTTTAAAGTGAAACTATAATCACTTGCCTCTACTGTACATCTAAACTGAGTCTCAAATAATGTATAAGAACTTGAAAAAGAGCAAGTAACATTGTTAGATGTTATAAAAGGCTCAATAAAGGAGGTGTTGTTTTGAATTCCATAATTACTACTTCCGTAAGTTCCAGTTCCATAAACTGCACCGTATAAAGACCCGGTATCTGTTATGACTGCGATTCCGTGACTGTAAAATATTTGTCCGCAGATTAAATTATTGGAAGTGTTTATTAAATTACCTTCTCCATCATCGTAGATACTACCTGATGGGCTTATAAAGTTAAATGATGAAGGTTGTATTCTCTCACCAAATAACTTTGCAGGTATTGAGATAACACCTATTGATGTATTAGGAACTGTGTAAAATTCTCTAGACTGAGTTAAGGTCGTCTGTAAGTAGTTTTCGAATCTACCTGCAGAACTTACTGAACCTTGTAAAACGTCGCCGGAAGGATCGCTGCCTGGGATAGTGTAAGGTATGCTTACAGCATCTCCAGAGCTAGTAGTTAAATAGTTACTATAGTATAGTTGCTTAACTGAGTTGTAAATTAAACTTCTATACTCAACATTTACTTCACCGGTAGTTGAATTAGAGGTTGTAAATAACCCTGCTGTGTTCTCACCTAGAAATCTATCAATTCCAACATTAGATGCAGTAAAGGCAGCTGCTCCAGCAAACTGGAAAGCTTTATTTACCTCAAAGGGTGTGACTATGACGTCCGAAGCTAATAGTTGTTTGAAAGCACCCATTCATCTTAGAAGTCTAATTTAACTCTTACTAATACTTCTTTTGTGAAGTCTTTTAATAAAGGTTTTGATAGTTTAGCTACAGCAAGTAATTCGTTAGTATCGTTGTAAAACCCTACAGTTGTCATGTAGGTTTGTGGGGAGTTAATAAAGTTACTAAAGATAACATCTCCAGTTGATCCTGAGATAAATGATGGATTTTCTGAGTAGTTAAATTCAGCATTTCTTGCTCTCACAAACACGTAGTCAGATGTACTGGTCTCTTCACTGTTTAGTTGAAAAGATCCTCCTCCGGAGACTGCTGTAAATATTTTCTGTATATTTAACCCATCTGAGTCGTTAGATCTCGAAGGTGTAAGGTTAATTGATTGGGATAAAGCTAACGGGTTTAGGATAATGGTAGAAATATCTGGTAGGAATAATCCGTACGATCCTGATGAAGGAGAGTATCCTGTTCCAGAATAAGCAGTTCCGTTTGAACCGGAGATAATTTGATATACCCTACCGCAGTCTAAATAAGTATCGGTTGATACCATTCCGGAGTTATCGGTAAGTTTTAATGAACCGATTCCAGATCCTGTTAGTGTTAAGTTAAAGGTCCCTTTTAGTAAATGCTCTTTGTATCTTGCTCTATCTATATTGATTGCCCAGAAATCAGAAGCAGTTACTGTTCCAAAAATAAACTGTGCATTTTCATTTCCGTAAATTAAGTTTCGGTATTGCCCATAGACAGTTCTTGTTGGAGTAGCTCCCGGTACTAAGTCGTTGTAGTTGGCACTTCCGGAGCCATATTGGTTTCCGTAAGCAAGGGCGAATTGAACAGCAGCACTTGTAACGGTAGATGATGTTTGGTATACGTTCTTGTAGTAGTTGTCGTTGCTACTTGATACAGATGATGTAAAGAATGTTGATAGTACTGGATTATTAGTAGACCAGGCAGTAGCGGTTACTGAATCGATACTTACTAGAAAATCTTCGGGGTCTAATCTTTTAAATGACATGTTCTATATTTTAGTTTTTAACTACTGTTACCGGAATTGAAAGTCTAGCACCTGAAGCTCTACCTACTACTTGTAAGGTGGCAGATAATGATGTATTGGATCCAAACAATGTATTAATTGTAGTTGCGCTCATATTCAAACTAGTTCCAATCACTGTTTTAGATACTGAGGTTCCGATTGTTGTTGTTTGATTTAATGCTTGAACATCGGGGGTATTAATTCCAACACCGTTAAATGTAGTAAACAATCTAACATCGGAAATTGTAAATGTATATCCCGAAGATTCGAATAATGCAGTTTGAGATAGGTAATTCAAAGTTTGAGGAGTAATTACTAAACTTGCACCTTGCTTAATAGTGATTTGAGAGTATCCAATATCCAATACTGGCATTCTAGCAGTGCCTCTAGGAAGGGTTACAAGCTTATACTTCATAATTTGAGTCTCATCAGGAAATGCTTCTAACAGAGGCATATTCTCGATAGCTTCTCCGTAAAAAGCAGAACCTGAGGGTTGATTTGGATTATATAAAGTATAATCGATTTCATCATCAGATAATGCAAACTGTGTAATTCTAAAAGAACCGTCTCCTCTTGCAAGAAGTTCTCTTCCTTTTTTAGTTAAAATGGCGTCAACTGTGACAGCGCTGTTATTAAGGTATCCCATAATCTATTATAAATATATGTACTTGTTAAGTTTTAAGTTATTAAACCTACTTTACGGGCTAGTGCAAGCGGATCAACGCTAGGGTTAAAATTACTCGGTACTAGGATTCCATTTTGCAGATACCCAGGCATTGGAGATACTACTACCTTAGTTTCATTTGGCACTCTTCTAAAGATTCTAAAATTTTGACTATCTATGCTAGGACCGCTTAATAGGTCAACGCTTGGGAAATTATTTGTAAGTTGCGGTACTATACTTAGAGAACTTGTTCCTATCGAAGAGGTTGCAATAGTTGTTGCTGCAATTCGATAAAGTCCCTGTCCTTGGAAGGAGTAGTCTAGGGATGCTGATTGGGCAGCTCCTTGTTTTCCGAA